CTTCGGGGTCCTCGATTATCGCCTTCCCCCTCGCGCAGACATCTTCGCCGCTGCGAAGGAGACGTTCTTTGTCGCCTCCGGAACCCAGGCTACGCTAGGCAGGGTGATGAAGGCGACGAATCACGGCTTGCAGAAGATCACCTCCGTCTCGAAGAATGAGGCGATGCTTGCCTGGAAGCGTTCAGGATGGAAGACGGACGTCCAGGCGCCCGACGTTCTCCTGTCTCCATGGCCGCTTCGCACAGACGAGGCCGAGGAGGACCTTGCCGTGGTTAAGGTCTCCTCCAAAGCCGGCTTGGGTCTCCCAGTGTGTGGAAAGGGATCAGACCCCGTGGCCGTCGACAAGGCCATACGGATCGCGGGTCTGCTCCTAAGGGACGAGAAGCTGCGCACAGACCCAAAGAATGGGTATCGGCGATTGTGCGTAATCTCGCCCGGCATCGTAGCCATGACCGCAAAGGCAAAGACCGACGCCTATAAGCGCGAAAAGATAGACGCGGACATGCTCCGCCTCTACGGCATGATGCCAGCCGGCCCGAGGATGTTATTCGGGTCGGTCACTGCCCCCCTCTCGCTCATGAAAGCGACCCTGACGCAGGGCCGCCATGTGCTTGAGCCCTCTCGTTACGACGTCCCCCTCCCCTACTGGGCGAAAACCATGGAGAAGATTGGAGAGATCCGGTCCTCCCAGGGTATAGCCCCGACGGGTGAAGGAGCAGAGCTGATCGTAGCCTCACTCGACTCCCAACTATACGAAAGTGGGTTCTCGTACCTGACGCACGGGGACGACATGATCTTCGTGCTCAAGGTGAGGCTGAATGGGATTCTCAGTCTGTTCGTCGTCAACGGGGACGGCTCCAACTTCGACCTCACGCAGACCGCCGCCGTCAATCATACCTTCATTGATATGATGGCGGATGAACTGGCCGCAATCGAGCCCGTTGCCGGCAATCTGTGGAGGAACATGATGAAGGAGAGGTTGGTAGTTTTGGCCGGAGGGGCCACAGTTTGGATGAAGGGAGCGATGACATCGGGCATGCCCAAGGTCTCCGAGATTAACGACCTCGTGGCCCAGGTGTTTGCCATTCGCTTCAGCGCCAAGCTGGCCAACCGGTTCGTGGGAAAGGGCGCTGATCGTGCGCTCTCGGTGGACCCGCGAACCCTTGAGACGGAATTCAAGGCTGTGGGGGACAGCCTCGGGCTCTCGATGAAATTTGAGAACCCGGTACTCACTCAGGTGCCCGACGACGTCATGGAGGACAACTACCTTCTGAGGAACATGATGATTCAAGATCTCATGTGCCTCGACTTCATCGGGCATCGCCTCCTTGGTGCCACCATTCGCACCGACGCCCAGTACTACCCACCCATACGCGAGACGAACGATCTCCTCCGCGACGACCTCGACGAGGGGATCGAAAAGCAGAGTCTGTTCATTGAGGCGCCAAGCGCTGATGGCGACTATTGGATGTCTCACGTCAGTAAGGCCATCGTCGGGATCATCGTGCCCGAGCGCATCGTCGAGGAGATGCAATACGGACCTGTGCGCTGGGAGACGAGTAGGACGATCTCCGAGCTCAAGCGGGCTCGGACGACCGCCTGCCGGCTTGAGGCTCTCGCCCCCTGGGCGATGAACAGGTACGTCGGCTCATCTCTTTCCGAGGCCGTTAGCATCGTGGCGACCGTCATTGCGGACGTCGATGACGGCGTCGTGATCGATGACGAAGCGGCGATGTACGACTTCGCGGAGGACAAGCCCGTCGAGGCTAGGATGACTGCGGGGGAGCTAAAGGAGATGGTTGCGCGGATTTCTCTGAGCATTCAGGGGTTTGCTCGCGCGCACTCCGTGCCTCCCAACTCTCATGTCAATCCTAGTCGGCGCCTTAAGGTCCCGCTGCTCCCCTCTCGTATCGCCCGTCCGGCCGTCGAGATTGAGGAACCAGTGGGGCTTAGCTGGGCCGATATGGTGGAGGCTGACGACGAGGCGGCTTTCGCTGACACGTTCCGCGCCTACTTCCCTGACCATTCTCCCGAGGATATGGACCTCCCGGGAAACCCGGTCGCGGGTTTGGCGCGAGCCACGACTGCCGCCAACTTTGGACGCCCTGCCCCCAGCGTCGCCGTGCGCCACACAATCACAGGCGTGACGGGGAAGCAGGACTTCGGGCAGAAGCTGTCCAAGGGCGCAAGGAGGAGGAAGAATAAGGCCGCTCGCAAAGCGAAGGCCGACCGTTCCGGGTACGACAGTGACGCCGTCGCCTCGGACGACTCTTATGAGTGAATTCCGCCCTCCGGGCAACAAGAGCAGTAGAGGACCTGCCAAAACAAAATCCGCGAAGCCGGACCGCGAAAATCCGGGACCATTTTATCACTATATAGAATCCCAAATACGATCCAAGATGAACAGGAACGCTAGCTCAAAGAAGAAGAATTCCCAGCCCCCCGCTCGTAAGCCGGCGGCTGGGTCAACACCACCCAACGTCAACAAGACTGTCACCGCCGCTGTCAAGCGCGCGCTGGCTGCACTCCC